GGTCCACTGTCTCCCGCAACGTAATCAAGGACTTGATTGTTTCACCCTGCTCGGTCACCAATGCTGTTAGGGTTTCAAGTTGGGTTTCTAGTTCTTCCATTTTTTTCATGTCATCTTCCTCAATGTAAGTTTTTCGGTACTCCTCAAGGTTTACCGCTTTCGTGTCGCTTTCTCCAGAAAGCATGTCCGCGAACTTTTTATCCATACTTGCTGCCAGGGCGTCTTGGTGTGCTGGGATGTTCACGGCACTGAGTTCCAACAACTCAGACCTAACGATATCCAATCCTACCAACATTCCATCGTTCGTAAATATAGGTTCGATATCCTTCGGAATAAATCCAATGGACACGGCGGATAAAAAACCCCCGATGAAGCTTTTAAAAATCATGTCTGCGAATTCGTTGATGTCGGCGGGCGCGAACTTCACTTCAAACAGTAGGCCGTTCTCGCTACGGGTTACAGAGAGCACTTTAGCAATTGCTGGAATGTTTGTGTTGTGATTCCACAAAAACACTGGATTCTTACCAAAATTCTCTAATTCGATACCGTTGACCCTGACAATGTCTCCAGTCCTATCAGGAGTCTCCCTCGTGCCAAAAAAGGTTACTGTCCGTTGCTTCTTGTCAAAACTCTTCACTGTCGAGGTGAAAACTGTGCGAACTACCTGGCTCATAGATCCTCCACTTTACTATAGAGAAGTGTGTACACCACTCTCCTATCTAATAGGAAAATAAGTACGTTGAAAAAATAGCATATAAAATATTGGTATATGGTGTAACATCTACTTAATAAAAGTGGAGGAAAACCAAAGTGACCTATTGATTTCATTGACTTCTACTGTGACACCACTTCTTCGATTTGAAGTAGTTCATTTGCACTAGGCACCACGAAATGTTCGAGGATGTCCGGCAAACTCGTATTGATCGCATTGTACAACCCTTTGGTTTTATTGAGGATTAACTCCAGATCATCAAAGTGTAGCGCAACAATCGTCTGTAACTGCCCATTTAACTCAGTATTCATATTTAGGAGATCTGAGATATCTCCTTTATCTTCAAGGAGTTCTGAAAGTCTTTCGTTCTCATCATCGATGTTAAGGATACCTGCCCTACTGTTACCAAAGGCTTTTAGCTGCCTCACACGTTGTTTGTAGAAGTACACTTGGATCTTCCGAACCTCTAAGTTGTTGAGACTTCGAGTGTTTTCCAGGTGTAACACTTTAGAGTCTGAGATGGCTACGCCTGCTGGCGGCGGTAAAATTGTTCCTGCGTTAGGACGGGTGTCAGTTCCAGTACCAGGCTTTGCGAGTGGATCTTTCTGCGGAGGCCGGTTGTCTGGTGGGATCGGCGTTCCATCTTTGTCCACGGCAATCGGTTGTATCTGGATTGGAATGTGCCCAACATTCTGCCAAGAATTCTCCGGCAGTCCTAAGTTCAACCTTTTGTTGAGTTGGTTGGCTGTATACCCCAATTCCCATAGTGACCTCGCTATCTCAACCTTTTCCTTAAACTCGGCATTTAAGGCTTCAATGCCCGATGTGTCGAATTCTGCCCATACTCGCCCACCATTAATGCGAGAGAACAATTGCGACCACATGGCCCACTCAATGAGTTTCATCTTTGGAATGAGGTTCTTCAACCAAAATTCCCGAGCTTGAACCTTGACAATCGCTAAGTTCGCTCCTTCTTCAGTAATCCCTAACTCTGCTTTCGGCACACCAAACACCGCAAGGGTTGCGTCTCGGTTCCATTTCTTCTGGGCCAGAAATTCCATGTCCTTTTGTGAAAAGGACGTTGGTTTCCATTTAGCTCCGCCTTCTAACAAAAGAAGTTTATGTGCGTTGCCTGGACCACCATGCTTGTCATCATACTGTTGCACAAGCCGTTGAAACTGCCGATCAGTTAAGGTCTCATCGACTTCGATAACACCACCTGGCGCACCGGAATTGCGGTAGAAGCTATTGTTGAACTGGTCAGCAAGTAGATCTTGTGTAATTCCTTGCCGTGCGGCAGAGATCGGACTTAAACCCCGAAAAGGATCTAATGGATTCCAAAACTTAAAATGGATGACTTCGTGAAAAGCAAAAGGAACTCTACGTCCATCTGCCAACACCTTTTCCCATCCAATCAACCTCTTGGTATTTTTATTGACGACTTCTTCCCATGCACTGGGATCGTCCGCCACCATTTCTTTTGGTACTTCTCGTTCATTACTCCGACGCAGTACGATAAACACTTCTCCGTGTAACGTGAGCCACGAAACGGTGCTTTCCATAAACTGTCCGAAGCCCTGCCATCGATTAGGCCGTTCGAACAATTCTACAAATGCGTGACGATCTTTCGCTTTCCCCTGTTCTGTTTGGAAAACGAATGGAACTTGTGAGATGTTCCGTGCAATCGTATTTGTTGCGGCGTAGACCCATGGATGTGTCGCATAGACTATATTTTCTTTGTCACCCTGGCGGTCTAACCCGAAAATTCTTCCTATCCGGTTGCCGTTAATAAATTCGTCATCTGGGATGCGTAATGACACTGGAATCGCTTTTTGCAGTGTGCCCAGCGTTTTTGCCGCGATCTCTTGAAATAAGTTCATTCTCGTCCAGTTCTTTTTGCCGTTTAAGGAATTCCTTGTTCCACACCTTGAACAGTTCTATATGTGGCGAATCCTTACCTCGGACGGTGTGATGATGAGTTCTGTTAATCCCCATACTAATGCATCCACCCGATCCGGCGATGCCATCTTTGTGTCTTCTGGATTAAAATCGACCATCTGTTCTTCAAGCTGCGGAAAATGTCCCACATGCCAAATCCGATCCTGCTCATACAACATGCTAATGGGTTCTGCTCGAATCCGTTTTCCACGTGTCGCTACAACCTTTTTCGTTTTGACGCCTGGGTCAACGTTTTTGATGGTTGCGATAACCATGTCTCCCCCGTTATTGGTCTCCGCGACAATGCTGTTGGCACGATACATTTTATAAAGGTCAATGGCTTTTGACGCCCAGCCATTTGGGCTGTAGTGTCCACTATGGTCCGCCAATACGTATCCATTGTTTTCTTCATCTCGTCCCACCACAACAATGCCGGTTTCGGCTCCCTCGGCTGTATCCGAGATACTTGGATCGACTGCGACCACGACCCTGTTGAGAGCTTCATCTGGTCGAGTCTTGAGGTACTGGAAACTATCCTCGTTCCATAATACCCCGATACCTTCTTCAATGTACTTGCCCTCAAGCTCTTGTCGTCCAAGGCGTGTCCCCTCATACTTCTTTTTGATATGTTCGATGAACTGGCTGTGCAAGTTTTCTGCGTTATCAAACGTGTGCCCGTTCGTCATGAACGTGTACGGGTCACGGATTATTGATTTCAATAATTTATGGCCGATTTTCGCCGTGGTGGTTGCCACGACTTGAGGCAAACCCCCGATCCGTAATCCGAATAGAAGCATGTCCCATGTTTCGGGATCTTTCCATGATGTGATCTCATCACACCACGCTTTCTCGTGCTGCGGTCCACGTAACCTGTCCGACTCTTCCGCACTGTACATATGCGCTGTGGCCCCATTCGGCCACTCTAGTTTGCGCTTACTGCTGATATACACCGGCATGTTCCAGGGAGGACAATGTGCGAGGATGCCTGATTCACCTTCGACCATTGTGTCACGTGCATCACTGGCAGTTGGTGCCACTAACGCCATGCGCCCTACGCCGAACTCTTCAATTTGTTGTCTAACCCACTCTGCTCCGCCTCGTGTTTTACCGCTTCCCCGACCCGCTAGAAATAACCATGTCCTCCACGAGTCTGTGAAAACTTTGTCCTGATTGTTTCGTTCCCACTCCGCTATCCACAATTTCGTCTTTGGGAGCGCTAACCACTCTTCGCGGCTCGGTTGGAGTTGCGCTGTTCTCGCCCACAGTTTCCAAAAGTATCTCGCTATCTCCTTTTCCGGTTCCGATAACTGTAGGAGCAGATCGTCCCTCTGCCGGTAGGTTAATGACAATGCTGAGTTTATTAAGGAATCCCGTGTAAGCATCCGATTGACTTTCCCCCTGCTCGGCTTCTGGTCTGTCTGACATACCGAGGTGCTGTTTCGACAACCAGATCTGCATTGTCGGATTTGTTTTCGCGGAGACGTACATCATCCGGCGTAACGTGCTCTTGGCTAACTCCTGTCCCCTTTGATATGCTTGCTGAAATTCTAAATGTTTTTCAAATCGTGATCGCGTCATCCTGATTATGGCGCAAATCTCTGTTGCTGGAAGAAAGTGACTTGCCATGCCCTCAATAAGGGTTAAGTCGTACGGCGTAGGTTGTTCGTGGTCCGATATCGCAATCGTTCTCACATCGTCTAATTCAGGAGCGATGTCTTTCACTTTGCTGATATTGAACGCAACTTTAGCTGGAACGTTCTTCATTATCTACTATTGTATCAGGTATTAGACCCTAATGTCAAGTACCTAGGGGGTATATTTGCAAGAAGTGGGCTAAAAAGTCGTTTTCCTCAATTTTTGCGTTAGTAAACCCCGAATTCAACAACTAAGGGTATACAAAGCGGGTCCAAATGTATATGAACCGGTATACAAACGGGATCAGGTGCACGAACCGGACCCATATAGGGTGTTTACCATTTAGGTAAACCTCATGTTTTCTCTAGTCCTACGAGGTACCAGGTTAACGTCTAGGGGGGTATACCTAGGTATTTCACCTATGGGTACCCCTTATGCCCGCCCCGTCTTGAGAATGATTCTCATAATCAACCTCACGTGGCACGTGGTACGCATTATGCATTATGCAGGAAGCATACCATTTAGGTTTGGCATGATTCATGCTAAGTAGCAAGAGGCATACCACACGGGTTGCGTGGTACGTGGCATGAAGCTTGCAGGGGAAGAGATAAGAAAAAACCCCTGGGCTGTGAGGCCCAAGGGTTGAAGTGTGGGGGTTACCCTCTACGGAACCAACAGGTCAAGTTGACGGCGTCGCGGTAGCCGATGACCAAACCCGAAGGCATCGTATAGACTTGAAGCTTTGTACGGGTGGCAGACATGTTATAGTCGAACAATGCGAGATTGGCTTCAAAAACTTTGTCTGATACTTTGTGAAATTGGCTCATGATCGTCTCCTTGGTTAGTGTTGCCCTCTATGTATATCTTATCGGTATTCCACCAAATAACTTGAGGGGGAAAAAGAAAATAATTGCATATATCTTGAATGCAAGTTCCTTGCCAAACCTTGCCATGTCAGTGTGGTATGCTACTTGCTAATGCAATTTCCTTGCCTGACTATGCCTACGTGGTACGTGGTACGCTGTGCGTGGCTTGCATAAGAGATTAGATCTTTTTACCTAGGCTATGGTACGTAAGTCGCTGGTTTTAGACTGTTTGGCACACTTCTTGATATCTTACAGTAAAGGCAAAATATACCTTGACAATCCCTCAAGTTATCTGGCAAGGTACCGATAATATCAGAACAAGGCAATCACACAAACAAAAGGGGAAACATCATGAAATACGTATTGATTTTAACAGTAGCTTACTTGGTAGGGTTTGGCGTTCCTTATGCTAGCCTGATATCGGCCATGTTTACCATATCATTCTAAGGGAGTCCGTACAATGTACAAACTTTTATTTGATGGTATCAATTCAGTTGAGTATACAGTTGAGAAGATGGTAGGTGAGTCTATCTGTCCATCATGTGTATCGGCTATCCCTCAAGAGGCTAGTGGTTTAGTCTATATGGGATATGTATTTTGTGACAAAGTTTGTCTAATCAATCACATCACCAATTGAAGGGGAAAAATTATGACGCAGAAACAATTATTTCAAGAGGTTAGGTTGTTAGGCCTTACAATTTCCAAGACATGCTATGGTGAGTACAGGCTAAATTTCAAGGGAGAAGGGGAACGCACGGCATGTTATACCCAAGACAAAGAAGATGCTATGGGAACGGCGCAAGCCATGGCGAAAGAAGTTAACCTTGAAAAAGAGGAAATACAGGAAACCGTTCCTGATATCTTTTCTGCGTCGAAATTGTTTAGACAAATTATTCAGGATAGCAAGCTTTCCAAAGAAGACATGATACAAAAAAACCTTGACAGAATGAAAGCATTGAAAGAGGCAAAATTATGAATATGAAAAACCATATTAGTAAACTAGTTGACATTGCACGGGTTGACTATTCAGAAGTGATAAATAAAACAGTAGAAACCGGCAAGGCAATTGCCTTGGAATTGAATGGACAATCAATCATGCTTATGATTGACGTATCTGGACAACCTACTAGCATAGCAGTTTATCCCAATGGAAAAATGCCTGAATATTACGCCACACGTGAAATTTTGAAAAAGGGAAAAAAATCATGAAATTATCATTTCCTATTCTGGCGCAAATTGTAGACCGATGTCACGTCTCAGATAGTCTTGACAAGGTTGTCGGCTATGCTATATCCAGACTCAAAAAAGGTCAAAAAGACTTTGACACGTTCCCACTAAGCAAGCAAGAAAAATTCATAAATGATTGTGACAAAATTCATAAGGCGAACCAAAAAACCTTTTTACATGTAATGAGGGGATTTTAATACTATGGTAAAAAAATATTTTGAGTTTAAACTTGACGAAAAAAATACGTTGACCCATGTTTGGGGTGATATCGAAACATTAACAGAAGACCTTGACAGAGTAGAAGGCGAAATTGAAGACATGATTGATATGCTCCGGTTCAAACTAGAAAAGCAAGTTGTATTACAAATTGAAGTCAAGAAATGGGATGGTATACCATGGTAAAAATCAAAATAAAAAAGCATGAATTATTGACAACCGGAAACCCTAAAATTTTGAAGGGCATGAAAAAAGGGTATCTTACTGCATTGCTTCACGTGTCGCCTTCTACAATGAATGATACACATGAAGACCTATGTTCTTTTGCTACTCCGGCATGTCGGCTAGGTTGTTTGAATACTGCCGGACGCGGATATTTTGACAAGAAAGTCAAAAAGGCCAGAAGAAGAAAAGCTAATCAGTTTGTAAAAAATAGGAAATTGTTTGTTTCTCAATTAATGCAGGAAATAGCTTATTACAACCGACAAGCCACTAGAAAAGATCTAATAGTTTGCATCCGGTTAAATGGTACGGCAGATATAAACTTTTATGAAATATTGGTGAATGGTTTACATATCTTTGACACGTTCCCAGATATACAATTCTATGATTATACTAAGTCCCCTGTTATAGCATGGGAAAGCTTAACACAAAAAAATCACCATATTACCTTTTCGCATAGTGGGGAAAATGGGGACACGTGCGACATTGTAAAAAGTCTTTTTAATATTGCCGTTCCCTTCTCCCTGAAAAAAGGGGAAAAATTGCCAGAAGACTTTTATGGTT